CCCAGCAAGCTCAACAAATGCAGATGGCAGAGAAACTTGGACCAGCAGGTATCAAGGCTATGTCAGAAGAAGCAAAACTACAACAACAACCTATAGAGCGAGGAGAACAGTAAACTATGGCTAACTATCAGTCAGTAACAGTAAGTGAGAATACAAACGAAGAGAACATTTCTCTTGAGAAACAAGCAGCTATGCAAGAAGAAGCTGCTCAACAACGGGGACAGACTTTAGAGTCTAGTGCCGACGAAGGTAAACAAGAAGTCGAAGAGACTTCAGAACGTCCTGAGTGGCTAGACGAAAAGTTTGAAAGCCCAGAAGATTTAGCAAAGGCTTATAAAGAGCTACAACAAAAACAATCCAAGAAGGAAACTCCTAAAGATGAAGATCAAACAGAAGGCGAGGAAGATTCCGCTACAACCTCCACTAGCAACGCTGTCCAAAAAGCTACAGAAGAGTTTACGGAGACTGGTGAGCTATCTGACAAAGCTTTCGTAGAGCTTGATAAGGCAGGCATTCCTCGTGAGTTCGTCGAGGCTTACATCCAAGGACAAGAAGCTATCTCCACAGCATCAGCTCTAGAGATTCAAGAGTCCATCGGTGGCAACGCAAACTATGCTGCCATGAGCGAATGGGCTGGAGAGAATCTAGCTAACGGAGACCTACAAGCTTACAACGATATTGTTGAGAGAGGCTCAGTTGAACAAGCACGTGTGGCTGTCAAGGGCATGTACGCTCAGTTCTTAGCGGCTGGCGGTAAGGCTCCTAATCTTGCTCAAGGTGCTACCTCTGGTGCGGCTGGTGCCAAGGCATTTGGTTCTGCTGCTTCTATGGTAGAGGCTATGCAAGACCCAAGGTACAAGAGCGACCCTGCATATCGTGAACAAGTTGAGAAGCGTATCGCTGTCTCGAACGCATTTTAATTATGACACCAGAACTAATAGCAATGATTGGAGGAGGACTCAGTGGCTTCATTATGAAGCTCATCGGAGTGCAGATGGAAAACCAAGCGCGTCAATTTGAGCGTATGATTACGAAACAGCAGACGGCAGACGCTTCGGCTGATGCAGCTGCCAAACGTGATGGCGGTGTATTAGTCCGCAGATTTCTAGTGGTCTCAACCGTCTTTGCTATTGTACTTGCTCCGTTCATCTTCGCATGGACAGATGTGGGTGTTAGTGTTGCTAGAGACACAAACGGATTTCTAGGACTTTTTAAAGGTGTTAAATGGGATACTATTCAAGGGTTTGTAATCCTCCCTGAGATCAGACAAACTGCTCTTGCCATTGTAGGATTCTACTTTGGATCATCTCAAATAAAATGACTTTATGGAATTGGTATTACAAATCGCTTCGGCAGTAACACCAATACTAATCGGATTTATTACGCTAGTTATAATACTATCTAAGATGCACTACAGCATCGAGGTCTTAAAGGAGAAGGTAAAGATACTCTTCGACTTTCATAACAAGCATAACAAATAATTTCTACTCTAAGTTTAAAGTAGCGACTGAGCCTGATACGTCAGACAACTCATTGATCGTAAAATATACAAGGACTGAAAGACCACAATACTAACGAGAACATTCTGTTCTCACTAACTAATAAAAAACAAAAGGAAAATACTATGGCTAACGGAGACTTCTCCCCAACTCGTAGTGGTTTAATCCAAGGTGGGTCTGATGTAGATGCACTCTTTCTGAAAGTTTTCTCTGGTGAAATTCTTACGAGTTTCTCTGAGACAAACGTGATGAAAGACCTGCACATGCTTCGCACGATTTCTTCAGGGAAGTCTGCGCAGTTCCCAGTATCTGGAATTGCTACTGCTAAATATCACACTGTAGGCGAAAACATCGTCGAGTCCGACTCTGGCTACTTGTCCAGCATCGGCATGAACGAGAAGATCATCACTATCGATGACGTTCTTGTTTCCTCGACCTTCATCGCTAACATTGACGAACTCAAGAAGCATTATGACGTTCGTAGCATCTATGCTGCTGAACTTGGTAAAGCTTTGGCAAAGCGTTTCGACATCGCAACGATGAAGACTCTCTATGCTGCTTCGCAAGACAGTGCTAACCTCAGCAACACTCCTGCTGGTGCAAGCATCACTGGTGCTACTACCAACACAGCTGCTGGCATCATCGATGCTCTCTACGCTGTTGCTGAAACTCTCGACAAGAACGATGCTCCAGATGAAGGTCGCTTTGCGATCCTTGCTCCATCAACTTACTACAAGTTGCTGACATCTGACAACGTCGCTATCAACAAGGACACTGGTTCTGGCGGTAACGTCAACGCTGGTACTGTTGCAAGCGTTGCTGGTATCAGTCTTGTAAAGAGCAACCATCTTGTTGACATCGCTGACTTGGGTGACCAGTCGGCTGTGGCTACTGATGACGGTTCGACAAACAATGACGTATTCGGTGCTAATGGTTCTGGTTACAACGGAGACTTCTCTGCGTTGACAACTGGTTCTGGTGCATCTCTTGAATACGGCATGCTTTGCGGTACTAAGGAAGCTATCGGTACGGTCAAACTTCTTGACCTTGCTACTGAAAGCGAATACCAAATCGAGCGTCAAGGTACGCTCTTCGTTGCTAAGTATGCAATGGGTCACGGAGTTCTCCGTCCTGAGTGTGCTGTTGCAGTGAAGCCTGCTTAACGATTACTCAAGCCCTGCCCCTCTTCGGAGGGGTGGGGTTTTTTTATTACAATGGCAAAAAGAAAAGGACTTAGTTTAAGAAAGGAACACAAATCCAAAACAGGTGGTCTCAGTAAAAAAGGAAGAGACTACTACAACAGGAAGACGGGTTCTAATCTTAAAGCTCCTCAACCGCAAGGCGGGGCGAGAAAGCGTTCATTCTGTGCAAGGATGAGTGGGGTCAAAGGACCAATGAAGGACTCCAAAGGTAGACCAACTCGCAAAGCTTTAGCTCTTAGAAAGTGGAAATGTTAATATGAGTTTATACAAGAATATCAACCGCAGACGTAAGCTGGGCATCAGCCGTCCCAAAAGCAAATCAACTGTAAGCAACAAAGCTTATAGCAACATGAAAAAAGGTTTTCCTAAAAAGAAAGATAAATAATATGCCTACAACCTCGCTCTCTACGACTCTCCTTGAGTCTGTAAATATCGTCCTTGCTAACTTAGGCGAGTCTCCAGTTAATTCTCTTTCTGGTGGCGCGCTGCCACAGCAAGTGTCGCTGGCGTTAAACACAATCGAGGAAGTAAGTACCGACATCCAGTCTAAAGGCTGGTGGTTCAATCAAAAAACAGGAAGCAACTACGACACTACTGCCGATGTTGATATCCATCCGAGTAATACCACTAACGAGTGGAGTTCGGACATCCCAGAGGAAGCACGACGGTACATCACAATCCGTGCTTCTCGCATCGCACAAACACGATTAATTGGCTCAGAAGAGCTACAGAAATTTAGTTACAATGAGGAGCTAGTCAGTCTAGCCATCCTCCAACAAGCTCACGTTCGTAACTCTAATGGCGTTCTAGACTTCAACGATTTCCCAGCGGAACTCAGAGGTCTTGGTATGGACGAGGTTATGTTCCTACAAGGGAATGTAGAGGAGAAGATTGGCACTCTACGTCTTGGTGGTGAACTAGCTACCATAGCGAAGACTAAAGCTGAGACATCCCTCCTAGCTGACCAAGAAGCCCTCGTGGCTCAACAAGCACTAACAGAGGCTCAGGAAACCACCAAGCGTACTCGCGAAGCTGAGTTAATTGATGCCCAAGAAGCTCTTACTCAAAAGCAAATCCTCACCGAAGCCAAGCAAGCTAACAAGGTGCAGGAAGAGACAGGCGTTCTTCAGAAACAAAAGTTTCTTGTTACTAATCAAGCTGCTACTGAACTTAAAAAAGCTCTCGACCTCGTTGCTGATACGACCATTAAGGGTAAGCAAGGAAGTCTTATAGACAATCAAGCAGCTACTGAATTAAAGAGTGCGCTAAAGGTTGCTGCGGAGACTTCTTTGATTAACGACCAAGAAGCGTTAGTTGTTAAACAAGCTTTAACCGAGGTGGCGAAAGCTACTGACTTAGGAGCCGATACTACTCTGAAAGGTAAGCAAGGAAGTCTTATAGACAACCAAGCTGCTACGGAACTTAAACAAGCATTAAAACTCGTTGCCGATACTACATTTGTAGGTAAACAGGGTTCACTTGTAGACGCCCAAGCTACAGACGTCGCTGCTGATACTACTCTTAAAGGTAAACAGGGTTCCTTGGTAGATGCCCAAGCAACCGATGTAGCAGCTGATACAACCTTGAAAGGCAAGCAAGGCAGTCTCGTCGACGCTCAGGCAACAGATGTAGCTGCTGATACTACTCTGAAAGGCAAGCAAGGTTCTCTAGTAGAAGCACAAACCACAACTGAGACTTCTCAACAAGGCTCACTGGATGCTCAAGCTACTAAGTTCACAGGTGAGGGCACTTTAGCAACAAACCAAGCGGCATTAGTGACTGCTCAGAAAGACCAATTACTAGCCCAGACTGCTATCGAAGTCACAGCCGAAAAAGCCTTCTATGACGGTGTTGTAGCTGGCACTCAGGATACCTACCGAGACTACGCTGCTGAAATGCGTATCATGGGTATTCAAGAGTCTGCGTTCCAGCAAACCCCAGCTTACAAGAAGGTAGAGCTTCTGAAGGACGCTGTTAAGCTACGCGCGGTTACAGCTACGGCTGCTAGCTACGAAGCTGAGGAGTTAGTAGAGATTAACAAGATAATGCGCTTCATAGGGGAGCCACCTGTGTCCGACGTAGGGGACAACTCTCTCGCCTCAGAAGCCTATAGGTTGCTCTTAGATACCAACCAAGAACTCCAAGGTCGTGGCTGGTGGTTCAACACAGAGAAAGACGTAGAGTTTACTCCTGACAGTAACGGACGGCTTGTTCTTGTTTCTCGCATGTTGTCCGTGGAGTTGAATGACTACGACACAAGGGTCGTTGACATAGACGGGGGGACTAAGTGTCTATATGACCTCAAAGAAAAATCTACTACTTCTTGGTCTGGGACCGTTAAAGGAACCGTTATCTACAAGCGAGAACTATACGATTTACCAGCTAAATTCTTAGAGTACCTCAATGTCCGTGTGGCCATCCTGTTGACCGAGCTATACCCACAGAGTGGCGTAGACATCCAGCGTCTTCCTAAGATGGAGCAGGAGCTACGAGCATACTTCAAAGACCGTGAGTTCGACGAAGCTAACTATAGTGTATTTGACAACTACGACGCAGCCTCCAGAATTGGTATTAACCGTAACTACGACCTTATCTAAATGCCCTTAATTAACACAGCCGTTCCTAACCTTATCCAAGGTGTCTCTCAGCAACCTGATGCCACTCGATTTGATGGTCAATGTGAGGAGCAGGAAAACGCTCTTAGCTCTGTTGCAGAGGGACTGAAGAAACGCCCTAACACTCGGCACGTTGCTAGGTTGCTTGAGGAGGCTATTGATGAGGACAGCTTTGTTCACTTTATTAATCGTGATGACAACGAGAAGTATGTGGTTATCCACACTGGTTCTGGGATGGAAGCTTGGAACATTGTGACTGGTGTTAAGTGCTCAATGAATGGAAGCACATCCGCACTGACTCCTCCTAGTTATCTTGAAACAGATACACCCAGAGAAAGCCTCAAGGCTCTCACGGTAGCAGACAATACCTTTATTGTTAATAAAGAGGTTAGCGTAGCTTTATCGCAGACTAAGACACCCGCTCTCGATAAGAAGGGCTTTGTTTATATTGCCCAAGGAGACTATGAGAAGAAGTATGCTGTAAACCTT